AAGATTTTAACTTTCAAAATATTACTTTTCAGCCTAGATTTGGCACATCAAGTCAAAGTCATGTTGAAGGTATAACATCTTCTGAGTCTGAAACAGCTGTTGGTGTTGCTGTTACAAAATCAACTCCAGTTTCAAGAACTGTTACTGATTCAAACGTTGATGCTGTTAGAGTGACTTTAGGCTTTCCATCACTGCAAAAATTTGAAGATAATGGCGATATTAATGGTGCTGAAGTTGCTATCAACATACAAACTATTGAAAATGATGGAACAACAACCACTGTTATTACAGATACGGTAAAGGGAAGAACTGCAAGTACATATTTTAGGGATTATAAAATAATTTTTTCTTCTGGAACTTCTTTCCCTGTTGTCATAAGAGTAAATAGAACTACAGATGACAGTACAGAAACAACTCTACAAAATGCCTCAATATGGTCATCTATTACTGAACAAATTTCTGAAACAAGGAGCTATGCAAATACGGCTCATGTTGCTTTAAGGTTCGATGCTGAAACCTTCCCAAATCAACCAAGAAGAATGTATAGAGTGCGTGGAACTAAAATTAAGATTCCACACAATGCAACAGTTCAATCTGATGGTTCATTATCATATTCTGGAACTTTTAATGGCACATTCCAAACTGACAAGGCATGGACAAACGATCCAGCATGGATACTTTATGACCTGTTAACAACATCAAAAGGTTTTGGAGATCAGATAGATACAACACAATTAGATGTTTTCAGTTTTTACTCAGCTTCTGTCTATAGCGCAACGCAAGTGGATGATGGATTTGGAGGAACAGAACCGAGATTTAGCTGTAATGTAGTGATACAGAATCAAAAACAGGCATATAATCTCATCAATGATCTATGCTCTGTAATGCGTGTCATGCCTTTTTATTCGGCTGGCACAATATCAATAACTCAAGATAGACCAACAGATCCAAGTTATTTATTCAACTTATCGAACGTAACTGATGGAGGTTTTGCATATACAAATTCAGCAAAAACAACAAAATTTACTGTTGTAAATGTTGCTTATTTTGACAATGATACACAACAGATCGAATATGAGACTGTTGAGGATACTGCATTACAAGCAAAATATGGTGTCGTAACAAAAAATCTTAGAGGTTTTGCTACAACATCAAGGGGTCAGGCATCTCGTCTGGCAAAATGGTTTTTATATACACAATCTAATGAAAGTGAAGTTGTTAGTTTTACAACGACATTAGAAGCTGGAACACTTGTTAGATGTGGACAGGTAATTAATATTGCAGATCCTTTGAGGGCTGGCGTTAGAAGAGGTGGAAGAATAAAAACAGGTGTATCGACAACACAGATCATTATTGACGATTCTAATAATACCGATCTAACGATTGATGGTAGTAGCACTTTGTCTGTAATTTTATCTGATGGAACTCTAGAAACAAAAACAATAGATTCTATTTCTGGTACAACTATTACAGTTTCTTCTGCATTTACATCAACACCACCAGATAACAGTGTTTGGGTTGTTGAAAGCACTGCAATACAATTACAAATTTTTAGGGTTATTAGTGTAACTGAGGTGGGTCAACTTAACTATCGAATAAATGCAGTTGCTCATAATCCTACAAAATATGAAAATGTTGAGGATGGAGAAGCTTTAGCGACAAGGAGTATTACAACTTTAACTGCTTTAAAACCACCACCCAGTAACTTGCAGGGTTCTGAACAAATTGTTGTTTTAAATAATCGTGCTGTTTCTAAACTGTTTATTCAATGGCAGCCTGTTTCTGGTGTGACTGAATATATGGTTCAATATCGATTTAAAAATGAAAACTTTATTTCTGAAAGAATTACCAGACCTGATTTTACTATTTTTGAAACACAACTAGGAACTTATGAAGTTAGGGTATTTAGTTACAATGCTTTTAAAAAACCAAGTACAACCCCAGCAGAAACAATATTTACTACATTAGGTAAAACAGCATTACCAGCAGATGTTCAAAATGTAAAGATTGAACCTTTGTCAGATCAGTTTGTACGATTACGTTTTGATCAATCAACAGATGTTGACGTTTTGCATGGTGGAAACGTGGTAATTCGTAGTTCTAACCTTACTACTGGATCAACTTTTACTAATTCAGTTGACGTTTTACCTGCACTTTCTGGAAACGTTAGCGAATCGATTGTTCCGAATATTGTAAATGGCACATATCACTTAAAATTCAAAGATGATGGGGGTCGTTTAAGTTCTGGTGATGCGTCTGTCACAATGATACAGACAGTTCCAAATGCTTTTCCAAAACTTACTGTCTTAGAGGACAGAGAAGATACAGATTCGCCACCTTTTGCTGGAACGAAAGTAGATTGTTTTTTTAGTGATGATGTAAATGGTCTTGTTCTTGGTTCACTTGTAACGCTTGATGATGAATCAGACTTTGATACTATTGCAGATTTTGATTTTATTGGGGCTGTTGATATAACAGGTGGTTCTTATGAATTTGCAAATACTCTTGATCTTGGTGGTAAACAACCCTTAAGGCTAACCAGACATTTTGTGACACAAGGTTTTTACCCAAATGATTTGATTGATAGAAGAACAGCAAACATAGATACATGGACTGATTTTGACGCGGCCACCGCATTTAATGTCGGTGCTTCTTTACTTGTAGCCACTACAGATTTAGACCCTGACTTATCAGTTTCAGCTACCTACGGACAAAGTGGCACGACAATAACAATTACAAAAACCGATCATGGATATTCTGTCGGTGATTTTGTTGTAATTGATTTTACAGCTGGTTCTGCCACTGATGGAAATTATCAAATTGTTTCTGTGCCTAGTTCATCAACATTTACAGTTACTTCTGCCACAAGTGCCACAATATCAGATGGAACATCTTGTACTTATGGAGCAAACTTTTCACAATTTAATCCTTTTGTAAATGGTGTTTATGTTGCTAGAGGTTTTAAATTTAGATGTGAAATGGATTCAGACGATCCAGCACAATCAATAGAAATAGATCAGCTTGGATATACAGCAGAATTGGAAAGTAGAACAGAGACAAGTATTGGTAATGCTGGGGCAACAAATGGCCTTATAGCTTCTGGTACATCTACTAAATCTGTGACATTTACAAACAGTTTCTTCACAGGTTCTACAGGAACAGGTGTTGCCGACAATACAGTTTTGCCATCAATCGGTATTACTATTGAAAACGCACAGTCAGGAGATTTCTTTGCATTGTCAAACATATCCTCAACAGGTTTTGATATTGATGTGAAAAATGGATCAAGTCATGTAAATAGAGATTTTAAATATGCTGCAACAGGTTTTGGTCGAGGCTCTTAAATTATGATAACCTTAGAGAAAAATTAGATTAGACAATGGCTCAACACGATTACGTTATAGACAACTCCACTGGAGCTAACGTCAGGGCTGATATAAATAACGTATTACTAGCAATTTCAAGTAATAATTCTGGATCATCTGCACCATCTACAAACTACGCTAGTCAATTTTTTGCTAATACTTCGACAAGTATTATGCAGCTTAGAAATACCTCTAATAATGCTCATGTAAATGTATTTACGCTTGCTGGTGGGCCAGCATTTGCTGTTGATGGAACAATTAATTCTGTAAATATTGGTAAAGGTGCAAACTCTGTTGCAGGTAACACTGTTCTTGGATTAAATGCTTTAGATGCTTCTGTTACTGGTGATAATAATACTGCTATTGGTAAAAATACCTTATCAGATAACACTTCTGGACAACAAAACGTAGCGATTGGTTCTCAAGCGTTAGAAGAGAATATTACAGGAAGTAATAATACTGCTGTAGGTCATGCAGCATTAGAAAATGGTACTGCTGGAAGTAATAATACTGGTTTAGGATTTGCTTCATTATTTAATACTACAGCTAGTAATAATACAGCAGTTGGTTATAACTCTTTAAAAGAAAACACAACTGGAACACAGAACGTAGCCGTAGGAAGCGCTGCCTTAGATGCAAATACAACTGGTGTTTCTAGTACTGCTGTTGGTTATAACGCTTTAACAAATCAAACAACTGGACAGATAAACACTGCTGTTGGGCATGGCTCAATGCAGGCTAATACAACTGGTTCTTACAATGTAGCTATGGGTAGAGCATCTTTAGATGCTAATACAACTGGAAATTATAATACTGCTCTTGGTTCTTTCGCTTTAACAACAAACGAAACAGGAAATTATAATGTTGGAGTAGGTTATGAAGTCTTAGAACAAAACACAACAGGAGGTAGTAACGTAGCCATTGGTTTCAATGCTTTAGAAGAAAATACTACGGCAAGTAGTAATACAGCAGTTGGTACTCAGGCATTAAGAAAAAACACAACTGGAGTTGGAAACACTGCTGTAGGAGCAAATGCTGGAGATGCTAATACCACTGGAACTGCTCTTACTGCCATAGGTGTAAGTGCTTTAAGTGCTAATACAACAGGAGATCACAACAGTGCTGTAGGTAGAGAATGTTTATTAAACAATACTACTGGAGAAAATAACACTGGAATGGGTGTTGAATCTTTAAAATCAAATACTACAGCAAGTAACAATACTGCCTTTGGTTATTTTTCTTTACGAGCAAACACAACTGGAACGCAAAATACAGCAGTAGGTGCTAATGCCTTAACATCGATTACTACAGGAAATTATTGCACTGCTATCGGATATAATGGTTTAAGAAATAATACCGCATCTAACAATACTGCATGTGGATATTCAGCTTTACAAGATACTACAACTGGAGCTAATAATACTGCTGTTGGTTATTTTGCATTAGTTACAAACACAACTGGAGATGATAATACTGCTATTGGTTATAATTCAATGGGAGTAAATACAACTGGAGCATCAAATACTGCGATTGGTTCTGCCGCTTTAGATGCAAATACCACCGCAAGTAATAATACTGCTGTTGGTAGATTAGCATTAACAGCAAACACAACTGGTTCAGATCAAGTAGCTGTTGGTAGAAAGTCTTTAGCTGACAACACTACTGGAACAGCTAACACGGCTGTTGGAGTTAATGCTCTGCAAGATAATTCAACTGGAGATTATAACACTGCTGTGGGTAACTCTGCTTTAGATTCAAACACTACAGGTAGTAATTGTGTTGCTGTGGGTTTTTCTGCTTTATTAGAAAACACAACGGGAGGTTCCAACGTAGCTGTTGGAAGACTTTCCTTAGATGCTTGTACTACAGGAAGTAATAATGTTGCAGTAGGAACAAGTGCATTAACTGATCTGTCAGATCAATCTAGTTGCACTGCGATTGGAGTATTAGCAGGTGAAAATGCTGTTGGAACACAAAACGTATTTGTTGGTTTTCAAGCTGGTCAAGGTGCAACATCTGGGTGTAATGGACAAGATAATGTTGCAGTTGGAAAAGATGCTTTGCTTGTTATGACAACAGCAAGCAATAATACAATTGTAGGAAGGGAAGCTGGTTCTAATCTTACAACAGGTAGTAACAATTTATTTTTAGGAAAACGTGCTGGTACAGCTTCTTCACCATCAGGTATTCAACAAACAGGCAGTAATGTTGTTTGTTTAGGTGATAATAGTATATCAAGTTTATTTTGTGCAGATACTTCTATATCTTCATCAGATTCAAGAGATAAAACAGATGTAACTAGTTTTAATGTTGGACTTGCTTGGATTGAAGCTTTAAGACCTGTGACCTATAGATGGGATAGAAGAACATGGTATGGAACTGATGCAGAACCTTTTGGAACACCTGATGGATCTAAAAAGAGACAAAAACTTCATATCGGATTTTTAGCACAAGAAGCATTAGAAGTTGAAAAAGCAAATGGTTATGGTTCTTCTAATGATAATTCATTAATTGTTAACCTTACAGATGATGGGATGAGTTATGGTATGAAATATGAAAGACTTGTACCAATACTTGTAAATGCTATAAAAGAGTTATCCGTAAAAGTCACAGCCCTCGAAGCAGGGTAAACTAAAAGTAACCTAATTTTTAATTATGGAAGAAAAAACCGCAGATGAAATCGCAGAAATCTTCTCTGCTGCTGGCGATAGCGTAACTGTTATTGGCACTGCTCAAGAATCAGATGAAACTGATGATGATTTTAAGGATAAAATCAAACGTAATGTAGAGCATCTTGAAATTATTAAGGCTTACAAAAAGACTGATGAAACAACATCTATTTGGACATCAGAAGATTTTACAGCCATTGATGCTGCTATTGTTGCTGGCAAAAAACTCTACTAAATTATGAATTTACAAGAAAGATTGCAACAGCTTGCACAGCAAAGAGAACAATTATGGATTGCATTGCACGAAACTAACGGTGCGATGAAGATTTTGGAACAGCAGATTCTTGAGACTCAAGCTGTACCCGAATCAACCCAGCCATCAGATACAGAGGCATCAACCCCACAAGAAGCAAAAGCACCATCAGAGTAAGTGGTGCTACCATTTTATTAAGAACTTCTTTGACCATGTTTCAAAAAATAGCTAATGTTTTGAGTATCATCTCATTTGTAATGGTAGCTTCGATGAGTGGTGGAGCGTATCTTGGATATAAATATGTAACATCAGAACAATTCAAATCAAGAGTTATGAATGAGATTCTTGGCAATGTACAAGGCATGATGCCTAAAGTATTAGAAAGAGAGCTTCCAAAAGCAACAGGTCCATCAATGCCAATAATAAAATGAATGAATGGAAATACCTGAAATAAGTATTCCCGAAATCTATATTCCAAACGTTCCAGAACCTTATAATCCACATTATTTACAAATAGCAAAACCACCTGAGATTGATGTTCCTGGTTGCACTTATCAGCATCGAGATATAAAAAATACTGGCAATCGTAATTTATTATTAGATGACCCTAATGGTGTATTTACAACGTGTGATTTTCCGTTTCCTGGTTTTGTTCCTCTTGACTATACACCTGAGAATCTTGTCATTACAGAAGAACCGCTTGTTGATAATGAACCACCGCCCTTACCTGAGACAGAGCAGCCAAAAATTCCTCCACCACCTGACCCTCCCCCACCAGATTTTTCTCCATGCCCTGGTAAAAACGATCAACGAGTAGGAGACTTTCGTAACGATAAAAAGCTAGAACGTGTTATTGGGCACGAAAGAGGGCAAGATGGAAGTGAGTGTATAACTCTTTATGAAGCAGTTGAGTGGAAAGAACAATACATTCCGTCTGCTCCACAGTTTGTTGGGGTTTTTAGCCTTGCTTTGGTTGGTGCTTCTGCTCCATTGGTACTTCAGCTTGTCCGTCCAATAGTTAAACAAGTCGTGACAAAGTTGACAAAAAAGAAAAAATAACTAGAATATTATAAGAGCAACCAGACCTAGCATCACTAAGGAATGGTAAGGTAGGCTTTCGAGCTAGGGTCGTCTATGTCCTTAAATGGCGATCTATTCTAAGTGATGAGTCCTCCGACAAGGATTGTGAATGGTAAGTTAGGTACTTGAATGTACTAAAAATGTCTATGTCCTTAAATGACATTTTACGACTGTACAAACTCTAACAGGTTTGTCTAACTGGGATGATGCTAACTGATCCATCTCCAACTCCCTAGAGATCGGGTAATCGTTGTAGCTGAGACTGCCGATGTGCACAATCGGTGGATAGACCAGGCGAGGAACTATCTGATACATCTCCCCAACTTGCTCTGTTAGAGCGTCAGTTGCTCTATAATATTATTACCCTATTCGACATGGCGATGGATAGGGCGTCTAGGTAGGCAAGTTTAACCGTGCTTGCCTACTGCCTAAATTGATGCTAATGTAATATACAAGCATTGCATACTTAGTAGCCTCCACTCGAAAGGGTGGCTGTGAGCCTAAGACCGATGCTTATTTTATTTTTAATTTATGAGTATGTGGGATAACTTGATTTGGTGGAATATTAACAACAATATCTTCACAGGTAACAGCACTAGGGGTATTAGGCTTGAAGTAAACTCCTTCCTTTGCCATTTTTGAGCACATCTCTAAACGATATAAACTGATCTCCATTTTAGTTTTCTTTATCAATAATCTTTGAGCTTCTATATTTACTTCTGTTGCTTCATGGCAAAGAGCAGGAGACTTGCCTAATGGAATATTGAACTGCATACTGATTCCATAATTGAGATTATAATTATCCTTTTCAAATCTAGGAGTCTCTTGAACATATTTTATCTCTCCAGTATTTTCGTCATATATGTTCTGCCTAGTGACATATTCTTTTGGTCTATTAAATGACCAAGCATCTGTTACATAAGGAGTGATTGTAAGGCTAGGCGAAGCACAGACAATGCCTTGACTCATACGAAAAGAAGGCATTGCTGATGGAGTTATCATCGTGGCATTATTATTTACAACACCTTGAGCATTTGAACTAGGACTTGCAACTGTTGTATTAGCAAAAACTTTTGTAGGACAAAGCAGTAAAACTATTGCCCAAAGGTAGTTGTAGTTTCTGTTGTGGTTGTTGTATTTATTGTTCTTGTTATTGTGGTTACTGTGTCTAATCCTGGTGTGATTAGTGTTTCTTGTAGAGAGAAGGCTGAACCAGGAGTCACTATTTTCCATCTTGGGACGGATTCTAGATTTGGTGAAGTCCAACTAAAACTTACTCCTCCTACTGTTTGCTCAGTTAATGTACTAGCACTAGGATTAATATAGCTGTTAACGTCCGCACTTTCAATATTATGACCAGAAGCACTGTAAGAATATCCCGTTCTATATTGATGGCTAGTTATTGTCTCGTTTATTACTGACTCTGAAGTGCTTGAAGTTTGACTCGACCCTGAACGAAATTGAGGCACTACGGGCACTGCAAGGGTTTTCATTGGAACGACCAATAAAAGCAGTAGCCAATATTTAGTCAATCGTAATACGGACAGTAGTAGAGCCAATACAACTTGTTCCGCTACCTCCTGCTGTACAAGTATGTATTCCTGACGAAACAGATGTTAGTGCTAAGTTTCCTGCTGTACCTCCAGAAATTACTGTTGTCTGTCCTCCAAGAACAGGCAAAGATGCTATTCCAGAACTAGGTGTTATAGCAGATTGTGTTACGTCACCAGCCTGATAACTTTCGCTGAGAGAGAAGGCAGATCCAGCCGTTGTAACCGATTTATTTGTATTAACTAAAGCTGGTACTCCATTACTTAAGCTACCAAGATTTAATCCACCTATTCC